TTGTTTTGTGGAAGTCCACCATAAAGTGAACCAGAAAGTAAAGCATTAAATACATGAGAACCTGTATCTATAAAGTTTTCTACATCTCCTGCTTCTATACCTTCAGAAACTATTCCAGCATATTCATTTCCTGTATCTTTAATTATATCTTTCAAAAAGTCACTCATTATTATCTCCTGTTCTATCTCGTTTTAAATTTAAATTATCAAACATATCTGTGGTTGGTTGTGAATCACAGAATGGTAAGGGATTTTCTTTTTTCTTTTTTTTGAAAATCCTATCCCAATTATCTTCGAATACTTTTTTATCAACCTTTCTCGGTCTTTGTTTATCGCCTTTACCTGCCATTAAAAAAACTCCTCTAGTGTTCCTTGTGTTCCATAACTGTCATCAATCTGCCACTTTATAATCCTAGTAATAAATTTCAATGGTTCTACAAATGACTTTTCAAATTGCATATCATAATCTACCATGTCATGTAAGTTTAGTTCCTCTGGTAACTTAGTCATAAACGATATAGAAGTTGATTGATACATATTTGGTATCTTCATATGTAAAAATTTAATCTTATCCCCTTCTTGTATGTAAGGATATTTTCCTTGTAATTTCTTTTCTCTTAAAAGGTGATTATATAGTATTGCACCCTTACAATGTATTGGAGCACCTTTCTTAAATAGATTGTGTGATTCAGTCCATTTAGTTAACCCATTTACTGAACGAGGATAAGCAACCAGTTCTGGTTTTAATGTCATAAACTCTGTTCTAAAATCTTGTATAAAAGTATTTAATACTTTATCATCTTCGTTCATGATAATAGTTAATGCTTCTTTAATCTTTTCACGACACGCAGCTGGTGTAGATGACTTAACTGCTTCAACACCCATGATTTTTAATTTAGGTTCTTTATAACGAACACCTTCAACATCATGTGCATTTAAAATATATCTTTTCTTTGCAACCCAAATACCTTTATCTGCAATTACTTCTCTTTTCATTTGCATCTTTTGTTCATATGCATTTACATAGTCAGCGAGGTCTTGATAACTTTTATCAATAAAAGGTTCAATCTTCTCTTTAGCAACTCTGTCCAAAAACTCCACGATTTTCTTTTTATCTGTGTCTGGTACGAAGACTTTACTAACCAACTTATCAAATGTGATATACACCGAATCCGTATCACTCGCAATGATGTAGTCTTCGTCTTTGGTATCAAGTATTTTATTAAGATACTGATTAAGAGTGTGCTCAATATGACGAATAGCAAGTTGCCCACTTGTAGTAATCGCCTCGGCAACCAAAATATTGTAATACCTAAACCACACATTGCCGATAGCACCATATGCACTATTGAGAGAAATCTTTTTAGCCATCTGGATATTATTGAACTTAGATATATCCCTAAGTAATTTTGGGTCTTTTGTTTTTTCATAATCTTTTTGTGCCTCAAGCATTAATTGTTTGAACTTAACTCTATCATCATACATCTTTTGCATGAGTTCTGGTAAAAAACCTTTTTGTGTTGTTTTAAACAAAGCACCATTTGGTGTCATTGTTGCATCTTTTAATACTGAAGTATCTACTTCTCTATTTAACATCTTTTCAACTGACATATTTTTGACTGCTTTATCTGCAACTAATGTTTCTGGTGAAATATTATACTGCATAATCAGATGTGGATATAGTGAGTTTAAATCAAAAGACATTACCCATTTATGTAAACCAACTTGTGGGTCTTTTACATATGCACCTTCAAACTTTTCACTCTTTTCTCTTTGAATCTTTTGTGGGATAACTATATTTTTCTTTCTAAGTTCATTATAGATTAGTATATCCCAATACTTAACTGAACCAAGCACATCCATATAATTTACTTTTGCATCATATGCCATAGTCAAACATAGTTCAATCAATCTCATTTTGTCTTCTAGTCTATCAACAATCTCTACATCTTGTATGTTGTAATCAATAAACGATTGAAAGTCCTTTAAGTACCATTCTCGGAATGTTTCGTATGGATTGTCATCCTTAGACTCTCCTAACTCTACATGTGCTATATGGTCAAGTCTGTAACTCTCACGATTGGTATATGTGAACTTCCTATACAAGTCGTAATAATCTAAATGTGATACACCGAGTATATCATAAACTTGTTGTTTTTTACCCATCTTGAAAACTTGTCTATCTGATACATTACCCCAAGGCGAAAGTCTATTGATTTCTTTTGAATCATATAAATTCTTAATACGATTACAGATATATGGTATATCAAAAAATTCTGTATTCCATCCTGTAACAACATCTGGTTGATTCTTTTCCCAAAAAGTTAAAAATTCTTGAATTAACATTTTTTCTGAATCACATTTTACATAAGTTACATCATCTCTTGTATTGTTATATTCACCCACACCCCAAACTAATATGTGTTTGTTTTGATGATTCTTAATTGTAATTGATAATAGTGGTTCTATTGCTTCTTCTGGATTTGGGAATCCATTTTCACAAGCAACTTCTATATCAATTGTTACTACAAGAATTTTATCAACATCCCACTTTACAAAACTAGGATATTCATCTGCAATATAATTATATTGGAATGTAGTATTACCATAGATAAGATGTGGTTGACCTTCATAAGATTTCAACCATTCTTTTGCCTCTTTGATTGTATCGTGTTTTACAGGTGTGACAAATTGCCCATCAAGGGTTTTGTGTTTGGTTTCTTTGATTACTTTACAGAAAAGAGTAGGTGAATATTTAACCTTTCGATTAATTCTTTCTCCATTCACATATTCTCTAACAAGTAGAGTATTGCCCCAAGGGGTTACATTAGTGTAAAATTGCATTATATAATTATACTCGCTTTAAACAAGTTTTGTCAAGGTTTTTTATATTAATAAGTCTCTTTGATAGACTTCTGAATTTCCGTAGTGTTTATTCAATGTTGACAACTTATCTTCGGCATCGGCAAGTTTCACCACTTCTGAGTCAACTGCTTGAACTATGTCTGGATGTTCTCCAATACCAGCAGGATTTGTTTGATAAACATTTATGTTCGCTTTCGCAGAAGCAATTTCTGCTTCATACTTTTTTCTTAGTGCATCAATTATCATTTTATTTTCCTATTTTTTTTCTTCAATTTCCGACTTTGTAGTCACCATATATTTTCTTCTAGGACTTACAACTACATTAAATAGATTCATGGTCTGTCTATTCAATAAAACTTCTGTTCCCATTCTTTCTCTATTATCAAGACCAAACTCGACACCCTTATAAAGTGTTCCAGTAAATTCCATATCAAATTTTACTATGTATCTTTTATCTTCTCCACCACCTGTTACTGATACATATGTTCCATAGTGTCTTGTTGTAACTGTTTTTCCATTGAGTGTAAAGGTAATCTTATCACCAACTACTTTTACATCCTCAGCATGTAGTACATTACGCTTTGAGTTACCTGTATCAAATTTTCCAACAAGAGAACCGAATGGGTTGATGGTTATAGATTCATAATATCCACACTCGGTAGGAGTAGGATATCTATTTTTTACATCCATAAAATATTCTAATACTATCTTACTTATATTTAAACCTGAGGCATCTTCAATACCTTCTGTGCCTGGTGAACTATTAACTTCTAAAAATTTTGGATTTTCAGTTTCTCTATTTTTAGAAGGAATAAAATCAACACCTGTAAATACTCCACCTACAGCTTTAGCAGCATGGACACATTGGTCAGTTTCTAATTTTGTTAATTTAAATGGTTTAACTTCTGCACCTTGTGATGCATTAGACCTAAAATCTCCTTTAACTGTATCTCTACGCATAACTGCAATTACTTTACCATCAAGAACAATGGCTCTTATATCATGGTCTGTTTTAATATATTCTTGTATTAGAAGGTCTGATTTTGTATCTACTTTATATAAAGTTTGAACTAAAGAACTTAGTGACCTTTCTGTTTCAACAAATAAAACACCAATACCTTTTGACCCTCTTAGAGTTTTTAATATAATTGGGTATTTTGTATCAAGATTTTTAAATGATTCTTCAGCTTGTTCTGCTGATGGACACAATTCAGTTTTTGGTTGGTCAAGTCCAAAGTCTTTAAGTTTTAGATATGTTCTATATTTGTCTGCACATACATCTATACATAAACGACTATTCACTATTGGAATACCAATTTTTTCTATTTGTGAAACTAAATCAAGATAACTATCTCTACTTGGTGTACCTCTCATAAAACAAACTGTATTATATCTATCTATTACAAATCCTTTTTTATCATCATCTTTGTGAATGGTATACTTACCACCAGCAAATTGAAGATGAGTGCCATTCATTTTAACAGTATAATATGGAAGTCCTAGTTTTTTTGCCTCATTCTGCAACCTATCTGCCGTTATGGATTTTTCACCATGTTCGGTTGAAATAATTAAAACATTATATTTTTCACCACTTTCTTCTGTAATGAACGATTTGAAGTTTTCCATAATTTATTCAGGTTTCCATTTACCCATTGCTTCTTGC